TGGAGACAATTCTATAAATACACCGAAGTCATAAATATATAGGTCTGATATTTCACCAAGTATACTTACATTGTATTTACCAATCTTATTTATAAAGTCTTCCTTAAAGTCTGCATATTCCAAAATATCTGCGATACGATAAGTTAAGGCTTCCGCTAGACTTCTGTATATATATAGACTACCATCTAATATATGTCTTGTTGCAGTATTTGAGTTTAATGCAGCTAACTTCTGAACACCAACCAAAGCGTCTGGAGATGGTGTAGAACCGTCTCTCGCTTCATTTAAGCCTGTTACAGAGCGTATCATATCTAAGTAATGGTTATAGTTAGCTATAAGCATTTGTGTCTTAGAAGCTCCAGAACTGCTTGTGAGTTGTTGTATCGGAACTTTACCTTGATTGTATTCTCCATCCTGCGTGTAACTTCTACCCACTACACTACCTGTTTGGAAATATAGTCTTAATGCATCTGATGGGTCGTATGCTGCTCCTGTACCCAGGTCGACTTCATTAAGCCCATCTGCATCTATATAGACACCATCCGGTACAGTTCTAGCAATAACTTGTTGCAACTTTAAATGAGTGACTTGTATTAAATCAGCAAAAGGAATCATTCGTCTTACTAAAGACTCAATAACTCCTTTATACATTCTTGGTGCAACAGCAACATAATTAGGTAATGCGTGCTGAGAAGAAGACTTTGGTCTAACCATATTCTTTGCAAGCTCCCACTTCAAAAGAATATTTGTTCCCATAACCATTACTCCATCATACCAAACATCAATAGTTTTTTCTATTTTCTCGAACTTTCCGTCTTCCATCATTTCTTCTGGAGGATTAAAAGTATCGTCTTTTTCTATCATCTTAGAACCGCCGCCTTCAAGTATTCTTTTCTTATAAACCATCTTCTTAGTGGTCTTATAATTAAAATACATAAGCGTACAAGTGTCTCTATAAAAAATATCATTCTCATAAAACTGAGCGACATTATAATAGTCATACCAGCTCTGGCTATATTTAGATATCTCCGCTAAGTCTTCACGAGTTAGGCTAGGGTCTATCTTCAATAGTTCAGCGATAGGTAAAGTTTTAATCTCACCCCAATAGAAACAATCTTTAAAGTGAGGGTCTTCAGTGTAGCTGTATACAACATTAGCTGGGTCTACATAAGATATTTGAACTCCAGCTCCAGGTAAAAACTCGTGCTTTGCAACAGACATACCTACAACGGTAGAGTCATAGTCTAATTGTTTGCGGATATCATCATAGTGATTTTCAGCAAACATAGTGTCGATTGCTTCTTCTTCTGCAATCTCAATTGCAGGTTTATAGTTAAGGTTCATGTAAAGAGACAGCTCCTCATCAGACGATGGAAGTTCATCGGGGTCCATAATAAATGGGTCTACACCCGTCTGCTCTTGTATCGTAGTCAAGATATCTTTAGCAGCCATCTGGCCCTCTATCATATCTTGATACTTACTTCTTTTAGCTTGTGATAATGCGTCTTGAGCATAAGCTTTAACCTTAAACTCTCGGTCTTGCATACCGTTAACGACTATATCTACAAACTTTGGCAATATAGGAACTGGAGTCCAATCTAAGTTTAGATAAGACAAGTCTCCATCTACTGCAATTTCGTTTTTATATTTGGCTATTGATTGCTCTCCTCTTGCGTATAAACGCAGTCTGTGAAAGTCTCTCCATTGATTGTAGTATCTACACTGGTTTCCATCTTTCTTAAACCATTCATATTGAATAGCCTGTCCTATCTGTAAACCAAATTCGTCAGTTGCTTTTTCTGCATCAGAAACGAATTGACTTGGAAAGCCTGTAGATGCAATGTCTATTGTAACATCCTTCATCTATCTTATTAATTCACTTAAAGTTCCCTTATTTGTATACCTTGCAAAGTTAAGGTTTATTTTTGATTGTTTTTTCTCGACCTGATACATATGCCTTTGTGTAGCCATAATCGCTAACCCAGAACTAATACTAGCATCAAACTTCGTTCTGTTGCTTATATCAAACTTTGCCCAGTCCTCTAAAGTCCTGGTAAACAACATATTTCCCATATCTCCGGACTCTCTAAACTGTCCATCAAAATCTATTCCTACATTTTTTTCTATGTAAGATTCAATTGCAGCAGCATGAGACTGCTTTACATCCTCAGAACTATTGGGTATACCCCCTAGCTCTTTCTCTGTTTTTGACAACTTCGATATATGTTTATCTGGTCTGTTCATTGAAAAACCTCTATATCCCCTGTTCTTAAAATGATACAGTAGTCTAGGTTTATTATTCTCTACCAGTATAGGCATACCATAAAATACACACGCCATCAAAACTTCTTCAAAAAATATTTCAGCTGTCTGTGGTCTAGCCACATACTCTAAGAAAAACTCATTAGCAGGAGCTTCCTCCATACTAAACTTTGTCATTCCATGTAATGCTCCATTAGAACCTCCACCACCTACAGTTCCAGATATGTCGTATGAGTCACATCCAAATGCTCCTATATGGTCGTTGCCTGGAAACTTAATACCTCTCCTGTCAATAACATTATTCTGCAACCCTTTCGATGGTGTCCAACTAATTAAAAACCTACCTCTCTTGTCAGGGCTAAAAGCCACTTTAGTATCTTTAATACCATTCTGCCAATAAAAGTTTCCTCTTGTTAAGTGATGCTCTAGTATTAAAGAGTCGTTGTAGTCTATCTGCTGGTATATCTTTGTAAGATTAAAAAGAGAAGATTTACTCTCATCTCTAAATGCGTGTGACTCTGTTCTTGGAAACTGTCTGTAAAATTCGTTCAGTGCATCTGCATCTGATTTTAATGAATCTACTTCAGCTTGCCAGTAGTCTATAGCTCCATTGGTAATCCACTCTCCATCAACACCTTTGCATTTTTCTTTGGGAGCTCTAAGAACAGGCTGACCATATATATCTATAAAGCCCTCCATGTTCATTTCCATAGGTATAAACAAACTATACATACCGCTTTTAGTTTGTCCGTTGGCGTTTCTTGTGCTTACATCAGAATCTTCATAAAGCTTTTTAAAATTACTGCCACCCTTGTCTAATGCATTTGAGGTAGAGCCCATTAAGCACTTGCCTATTATCTTACTACCTAACCTCAAACAGGTTTTAGTAACCCTCCAGTTGTTAAGTATATTATTTGGCTTTATCCACTTACCACTCTCATCATGAACTAAGAGCATAAGCTTTTCTCCATCATAAGAGTTGTCGTCTGTGTTTTTCCAGTCAATAGTGGTGTCAAGACCTGTAAGTTCTTCATCAACACTATCGTACATATTTTTCTTTGTAATCTTAGAGGCGGGTATCCTAAAGGCTAGTTCAGTCTTTGGTTTATCCATACCATCTTGTATCGGTTTAAAAAAGAATGGAAGTCTATTGGATATAGGAACTACTTTATCGGTAAACATCTTTTTAGAATCCGCTCCCGTCTTTGATAGTATTCCTACCCTAGAGTCTTTTGCCAATGTCCCTGCGTTCACACACTCTGAAGAACCCATAAATGAAAATCCTGAACGTCTAATCTTTAGGTATATCATTCCAAAAGCTCGCTTATCAGCTTTACACGCTTCCCAAAAAATATAGAATATTCTGTTAGCCTCTCTATAATCTGGATACCCCACATCAATTGCTGACCATTGCAAGTACATATAATGTGAGCCAGTAATGTAAGTTGGCTTACCGTTATTCATAAACCAATGACCCTCCTCTCTACTGTCAAACTCAGACTCAATATAATCTACCCACTTTGATTTAAAAGCAGTAGGCATCTCATTCCACTGAAATATAGAATATATCCTAGACAGTTCTTTAGGTAGTTCCTGTCTTTCCCAATACTGTTCTGATTTAGTCTTAGACCTTGAAAAACAATTTTTAGGAGCTACAGGCAATCCCACTCTTAAACCTGATATTTCTACAACATCTCCGAGCGTACCATTTTTAGAGATACAAACAAAGTCATATTTGTCATTGTATCCATACTGCCAGGTCTTAGCTCTATTTTTATTAGCCAACACACCTTTAGGTATGTATCCGTCTAAAACTTTATAGATACTACTTTGAGCGTCTTTCTGCGAATCCTTGTTTTGTTTCAACTTTAGCGTCTGTGTTATTTGATAAGTTTATATTCTCCTGCTCCTGGTCTATTTTGTTTAATATATCAAAAGCGTCAAATACAGCTAACTTTTTTGTTGCTGCTGCATTTTTCAATCTGTCTGCCGCCAGTTCATCTTCTGGGTCGTGCTTAATAATATCTTCTTTAGCAACTTTGATAAGCTGTTCAACAGCTTTTCTTCCTGCTTCAATTATTTTTTTCTTGAGTTCTTCTGATTTCATTTTGTTTTATTGCATTATCTAAATGAGCTTCCTCCCAGTGCATTCTATAATCATAACCACCAGTAAATGTTTTATCACACTGACTACATTTTATAGTGTGTTTCATAAAGACATTGTAATGTGGTGGTCATACATTCTATATAACTTTTGCCCATCTACATTAAACTCATATTCAGTATCTGGTCGAAACGTAACTAGGTCGCCTTCTTTTATGCCATGCTCCTGTAATGTTTTATTTATATATTTCATTTTACCCATGAGCGGCTCTTCGGCAAAAGGCTTGTGTATATAAGATTCAGTAACAGGAACTGGCTCTACAAAACAATACTTATCATGGCAATGCCATTTATTGTTTTTGTTATACATATAAAACTGATGATTGTCCACAAAAAACAAATCATCCATAAAAAAACTTTTACCGCTTTTTTGCCTTCCCTGCATATCATAATAATACTTAAATACATTATGATGCACTAAAAGAATATCTCCTGGTTCTATATTTCCCTCGTATCCTAAAGGAGTAGAAACTACAATAGCTTCTCTATTAGAAGCCATGTGGTTTTCCTCTGAGGTACTGGTTATAAAATCAACACCACCTATATCTTTTGAGTTGTTATATCTTTTACCCTTTGTGGGTTTTACTATAAAATAAAAAGGAGACCTCATTAAAAGTTTATATTATATTCTACAGAAATCGGCATATTTGAATTAAACTCTTTCCATAAAAATATTTCATCCGATTTTTGAATCCATATTTTTATTGAGCCTTTCTGCTCGTCTTCTTTTATTAAATGAATGCTGTGAGAACCTCCGAGTATTTCTTGTCCTACAATGTAGTGCATTGCGCTAGACTTATAGTCCGTGCCTATAGATATCTTTCTAATTTGCATTGTATTAAATTTATTAATACAAATATAACGATTATTTCCCTGGAAGTTTTACGCCTATCTTATCTGCCGTTCTAGCACCGAAGTACCCACAAAGGACCCATGTGAGAAGAGAAGCTGTATCGGATGTTTCAAGCCCCATGTACCATCCCCCCACATACGCTCCGACTAATACAATTAAAGTTAATGGTCTTACGTTACGAGCAAGCCAGCTTTGACTTCCAGAGTCTGCAACCCAGCGTCTAGTTACGCCATCTATCTCTGCTCGCTCTAGTCTGAGCTTTTCAAGAGCTATTCGCTTGTCACCTTCACTAAGCTCGTTGTTTCCACTAATAAGCTCTGATATAACATTGCCTGGAAGTATAGCATCGCCAACAATACCTAATATCGAAGGCGCTTTTTCAATAAGAAACTTACCAACGCCCGTTTCTTTAAATGGTTTTTTACCCTTACTCATATTACTCGATATGTAGTTTTACCATTTATTCGCTCTGCTCTAAGGCAGCGCTTTCTGTTTTCATCAGGATGTACATAGCTTACATGAATCCAGTCTGGATTTGTATCGTCACCAAACTCCCATATGAGCTGGTCAAAGCTTAAATTTTCTTTTATGTATTGATACATCTCGGCATTTGTTTTATAGCCAAGTGTATCATCTAGGTCAATAGCTCGACCTTCGCAATGCTGCGAGCGTGAACTTCCGCCGATAGCTCGGTTTAATTCTTCACATCTGTAAAAACTGTTGATTCTTATAGGTCCACCTACAAATTTTCTAAGAGGCTCGAAAACATTATAAGCGACACCAACCATATTAGTAAATGCATAATCACTTGGTTTATTGTCTATCCCTAATCGGGCAGCAGTGTTAGATTTAATTCCTTCTTTGTAAGATATATGTTCACTTATTCTTTCCATACATTAAGTACCATTTATGGATTGTGTATCCAATTGATACTAAAAGTAATAAAATTTTTAGTATTACATCTATCTGAGTCATAGAAACTCCTAAAACTATACTATTTATACCTAGTATTTTTATGTCGTTAAAGTTCATTTTCATTTGGTTTTACGATGTGATATACCACATCAATGTCCAACAACGCACTGTTTGTTTGAGTGTACTCCATTATCCTGCATAAGTACCACTACCGGTATAAGTTAATATTGTATCGCTGCCGTCAGTAGTAACTGTAGGGCTTCCTGTGGTTGTGCCAGAATAACTTGCAGTCGGCATTCTTAAAATTACCACACCAGAGCCTCCAGAACCTCCATCTACTGTCACACCGCTTCCTTGGCTTCCACCACCTCCACCTCCAGTGTTTGCAGTTCCCGACTGACCAGAATAAGGACTACCAAATTCGCTATAATAACCGCCCTTCCCGCCGCCACCAGAGCCTCCAAGTCTACCTTGTTTATAAGTATTTTGATAAAGCCACATTGACCCTCCACCGCCGCCGCCGCCTCTTGTGACTGACGAACCAGTTATAGAAGAAGCTAAACCAGCGCCTCCTCCATTTCCTCCGTTAGCACCTGCTCCACCACCAGAACCTGCATTACTTGTGCTCCCATTACTTCCTTGACCTGTAGTTCCTGTACCGGCTGATTCACTACTACTAATACCTCTACCTCCACCAGAACCTCCATTTCTACCGGCAGTTTCAGGCACGTCATAATTACCCATTCCGCCGCCTCCGCCGCCACTAGAAATAATTGTTGTAATATTTGAACCAGATATTTCTGATGTTTCACCATCAAATCCAGCTGAAGTCGGAGGAGTTATATAAGGAGGACTAGAAGTAAAAGTCCCTCTACCTCCGTTAGCTCCTCCTGCGCCAACTGTTATTGTATAAACAATTCCTGCTTTAAATTGCAAGGGTGTTTCAGTGCTTGAATTACCTCCAGAAGTCTCTGAAGCATAAGAATTTCTATATCCTCCAGCGCCGCCACCTCCACCAGCGTGGTTTTGATTGTTATTATAATTACCGCCGCCGCCGCCACCGCCGCCAGCGATAAGAAGATATGACACACTATAAGGAGCCGGATTAAAGTCATTAAACTGAATCCAATTAGCGCCATCATAATACTCTACCTTATTATCAGTTGTGTTGTATCTCATTTCCCCGTTAGAAGGAGAGCCAGGTCTTTCAGCTGTTGTGCCAGATGTTAACTGAACAGCTCCTGTGGTATCGTTAAATCCTAAAACGTCTGAGCTTGATATATTGGTAGTGGCCATATTTTATTTTTTTATTCTTCTTCCTCTGATACTACTACTAAGTCCCAAGACTGAGTATCCTCATTCCATGTATAACTATCTGTAGAATCTTCTTCAACAGTTGGATAAGGAACTGGAGCATCCCAATCCCAAGTAGTTTGGTTTAATGTCCAAGATGGAAAAGGTTGTTCAGTTATAAAAACATTGTTAGCTGAATCGTAAGTCATCCCGACTCCAGCATAACGAGCTCTAATATTTCCATTATAAGAAGTTTGTATCCAATTGGTATCTTGTCCATACAAACTCTTACAAAAGTTAATACCTAGTTGTTCACTTTCATTTCCTTCTGAATCTAATAATACAGGATTATTTACAACAATGACTTGCTGTACTACGTTATTTGAATCTAATTTTGCAAAATGTGCCATAATTTATTTATTTAAGCTGTGTAAGTACCGCTACCGGTATAAGTTAATATTGTGTCTGTTCCATCTGTTGTGACTGTTGGTGAGCCAGTTGTTGTGCCGGAATAAATTGCAGTTGGCATTCTTAAAATTGCTACTCCTGAGCCTCCAGCTCCTCCAGCGTTAATAGTAAAACCGTTTGAATGGGCTCCTCCCCCTCCAGAACCAGTGTTTGCTGTAGCAGCTGTTCCAGCTGAATTACTAGAAGAAGTTCCTCCCCCACCAGTAGCTGTTCCTGCTCCAGTAAAATTTTCAGTATTATTAAGTTTTCCAGCAGCAGCTCCGCCGCCAGCATAACTAACAGAAGAGCCAGTAATACTTACATCGAAAGCCGCCCCTCCGTCTTGATTTGTAGAAGCTGCGCTAGCTCCACCTCCGCCGCCAGCAAAAATAGTAGTGCCAGAGTTAACACTGTCTGCGCCTGCAAATCCTTCGTTTGTAGTTCCTGCTCCACCTGGTCTTATTACAGCTCCTGGTGAACTTCCGTCAGCAAAACCGCCGCCGCCAGAACCGCCAGATAGTGCTTCCACTCTGCTACCTCCTCTATAGCCAGCAGCACCACCACCTACTGTTGTGATTGTAGTAATATCACTACCAGTTATTGAAGAAGAAGCACCACTAACTGAATTTGAACCTCCAGCGCCTACTGTTATCGTGTAAGTTGTTCCTGAAGTAAAGACTGGTGCAGTTTCACGAGGGCCACCTCCACCTGATGGGTCGGCATAACTTGTTCTTAATCCCCCTGCGCCGCCACCGCCGCCAACTCCATATCTAGCCATTCCGCCGCCACCGCCGCCTGCAATTACGAGAAAATTGACCCTAGGAAAAGCTTCAGTAGTCATTCCAACCCATTGCGTTCCATCATAATATTCAAAAGCAGTTGTGGCATCATTATTTGTAATGGAAGTATTATTTCTAATCATACCAGCTACAGGAGTTCCTGTAAACGAACTTGACCCTACTGGCATTTTTAATGCTGTATTGTCTGAATTTAAATCTACTACTCCTCCGCCTACTTTAGTTGTTGCCATATCTATCCTGTATATGTTCCACTTCCTGTGTATGTTAATATCGTATTGCTGCCGTCAGTAGTAACTGTTGGTGAACCAGTAGTTGTGCCGGTATAGCCATCAGTAGGTATTCTCAAAATCACCACTCCTGAGCCCCCATCTTTACCAATCATACTATTTGGGCTGTAGGCATTACCTCCACCGCCACCGCCGCCAGTATTAGCTGTTCCAGAAGTCGCTACATGTGCCGCGTTCTGCCCGAACGCACCATCACCACCTCCACCAAGACCTCCATTACCTCTATCTCCGCTACTTGTGCTATTAGTACCACCTCCAGCTCCACCAGCATAATAAACGCTTGAACCAGTAATTGAAACAGCTAATCCATCACCTCCATCACCGTTAACATAATTAGTAACCATTGGATGACCAGCTTCAGACGCACCACCTCCAGAACCACTAGCTTGATAACCATACCCCCCAATAGAACCAGCATAACCTTGGTTAGCAGTTCCAGCATAACCAGGTGACTGCTGGAAAAACCTACCACCACCAGAACCTCCAGAAGACCCGCTTGTAGAAGAACCCTGACCGCCACCTCCTCCTATAGAAGTTATTGTTGTAATTCCAGCGCCAGATATTTCAGAATTTGCTCCTTGACTACCACCAGCGCCAATAGTAGAACCTCCCCCAGAACCTCCAGCGCCTACAGTAATAGTATAAGTTGTTCCTGAATTAAAAGTTAAAGACGTTTCAGCGGATGCACCACCGCCACTAGTAGAACCGTATGAAGTTCTTAGACCTCCAGCTCCAGCTCCAGCTCCATAACTTCCGCCGCCGCCACCACCAGCGACAACAAGAAAATTAGCGGTATATGAAGGCAAGAAAAATGTTATTTGCCTCCATTCTGTGCCGTTATAAAATTCAAATTTAGTGTCATCAGTATTAAACCTAAAATCTCCAGCATTTGGAGAACCAGGTCTTTGGGCAGTAGTTCCAGAAGCCCATGGCACAGCTCCAGAGTCTCCGCTCAAATCTATTAAGTTGTTAGGGACTTTTGTTATTGCCATTTATTACTGTGTTATTACTACTTCAATGCCGTTTACTGCTGTTGTGGGAGGTGGTGTTACAAATGTTAGAGATGTTCCAGATACAGTATAATTTGCCGTGCCACTCGAGTCAACAGAGTTTTGATATACGCCACTTATAAATATGTTTAAATTGTCAGCTGAACTTACTGAAGTAGATAAGGTAAAGCCAGTAGTAGAATTGTTTCCTTGAAACTGGTCTTTGACAACTGTTACTCCAGCGGTATTGTCTATTGTAATTTCTGTAGCAGAAGTTTGAGTAAGCGAGATTCCTGTACCTTCTGTTAGACTTACTACCGAATCAGTTCCTGTAGCAGCATCTAAATTTATAGGTACGCTAGAACCAACTTTTGTTCCTGCGTTAATGCTGTAAGTATCACCAGGAGCTGTATTAGTTATAGTAACTACATCTGCGGCCTGTGTTATTGTAAGACCTGTGCCTGGTGTTAGTGTTATGTTGCTATCCGCTCCCGCTGCCGCATCAAGGTTTACATCTACACTAGAACCATTCGTAGAAGTTCCAATAGTGTAAGTATCTCCTACGACCGTAGAAGCAATTGTAAATCCATTACCTGCGCCATCATCTGTTAAGCTGATATCGTTTCCAGCTGTGATTGTAATTAAATCTGTAGATGAATCACTTCCCGTTAATGTGATTGTTTCGTTAGCTCCAGCCTGCGCAGTACTAATTGCATAAGTGGTATCTGTACCTACTAGCCCTACTGGGATTTGGATATTGTCTGTGTTTTTGTAGCCAACCAAATAATCTATGTCAGATGTTGATGAGCCTACCGTGAATTGTGAAAACTTTATTGCCATTTTACTGTCCTTCTGTTATTAAATCTTGTGCCGATGCATCTTCGTTAATCATTTGCACTCCTATTTCGCTTATTATATCTGTGCTTCCGATAGGAGGGGCCTGTGAAATCAGGTTTGATGTTATCGATATTGCTATCCAGTTTGCTAATCCCATCGTTTATATTTTACCACAATGCAAGTATGTTACTTGCAGTAGTTCCTGTAGCATAAACCCTTACAATTTGTACAGGAATAAATGCTCCAGTATTAATGTTGTTAAACGTAACATCATCTCCTCCAACGGTCTGAACTCTTAAATTTCCAGCGCTTCCAACATATAAAACACAACCATTGTTTGTGCCTCCTGAAACGCTAGGAATATTTGCTGTATCGCTTGGAGTTACCGATGCTGCTCTTCCTACTTGTAACTTTTGATATGCCATTTTTAATCTTTATATGGTATTAATCTATTTAAAGAATCGCGGCGACCATCGCATCCGCAATCGGTATTTGTTGCCTTAGCAACTGTATCCACCACACGCTTTATACCTGTGGCTTTTGTGAATTTGTGTATCGTATCTCCGAGACCTCTTGATTTCATTTCTTACAAGTACACAATTTATTGTCACATCCTTTAGTTTTGAATGAAATAAATAACAAAGCTTTATTCCAGTAACACTTACATTTTTCCCAAAAAGCACTAATCCAATTAGCTGATTTTAATAACCACGCAGATAACTTTCTCATATTATTTTAAATGGTCATGTGTTTTATAGTGTAAGTTATTGCTTCTGTATTCCATTCCTTTGTCAGCGCCGTATGCGTGACCATACATTTTTTTAGACATCGCCTTGCTTTCATCTCTACGGTCTTTCATAGACTGAGATTTTTTTCCGTTACGAGCGCCTAATGATTCATCTAATCTTGAATTGTAACCTTGCTTTTTCATTCTCTAAATTTTATTCTACAAATATACTAATATTTTCCTTGCCTACTTTTTGGTGAACTCTTGGTAGAACCCCCTGCTCCTGCCCATAATTTTTTACACGCCCAGTATCTAGCAGTAAACTTTGAACTAGCTGTGCTACACTTGTGACGAGCCTTAAATGATTTGCGTGCAGCTGCTGAATAATTATGTCCATAACCCTTAGCGCCAAAGTGAATTAACTTCTCTTTACCGCCCTCACAGGCCTTTACCATTTTCTTTTTACCAGCTCTGTCGCTTCGCATTACGACATTGCATTTCATTTTACTTTTATTCGCCATACTGAGTTCTTTGTATAAAATATTCTACATCCCAAACGGTGGCTGAACCTCCATGTGACTGAATTTGAACAGTTGCTCCATTATCAATAAAGTCCTGGTCAATGTAATATTGAAACATATTGTGAAAAACTTCTGGAGTTGCATTTCCTTTTATAAAGCCTATAGCAACTTCTAAATTTTGAATATTACCACCACCACCTGTAATATATAAATCTAAGTGAGTTTGATTTGCGTTTGGAGTCTCTGCTTTAAATTCCACGCTTATAATACACACTTCATTAATTTTTAATCCAACAAGCTTGCTAGTTGCGCTGTTATAAAAATCTGAAGACAGCCTGCTTTTAGTTGTTGTTCCTGCATTATTAGGCAGGGTTACTTGCACTCCGTCACTTAAAGCAAAAGGAGACCCAGCTGTATATTGGGTATCAATATATCTAGCCCATCCTGGAGATAAAACTGATTGTAACTGCTCTAAAGTATATGCGTCTCTGTTTGCATTAGCTATAACTGACCCTTTGTTTAAAGTATCTACTTCTGGCGCTACTCCGTGAAATTTTGTTCCTACCGGTATACTCATGCGTTTCTTACTGTTTTAGTGTTGCTTATAAATTGTTTTTTTCCTCCAGATGCTTTTTTCTTTCTGGCTGTAGCAGCAAGCGCTCGCTTGCTTAGTCTTTTGGCTTTTGCTAAAGGCAAACATCTGTCTGGATTTTTTTTGTTCTTGCTAGTTCCGCAAGCTCCTTTAATCTTTCCATCCGTTCCTATACGAACCCACTTTTGGTCACGCCATTTCTTTAGCTCTCCCATTACTTTTTCTTTCTCAAGGCTTTGAAGTCAGCAGCCTCTATTTTATTTGGATTGCCTGCTTGACTTGCAATATACTTTTGTCCTTTGGTTAGCTTATCAATAGACTTATTTGAAAAACCTATCCCGTTATAATCCATTTTATTTTTTGCCATAATTAGGGTCTTTACAATATTTACTTGCCGCCATATTAGCATAAGCTGACGGATACTTATCAAAGGTGCGCTTTGCCCAGGCTATGCCCGCTGCACAAATTTTATTTCCTTTTTTCTTGGTTCTTCCTTTGGTAGCCATTAATATTTAGATTTTACTTTTTTTCCAGTTTTCTTGGCATAACTTTTTGCTGCTGCTTTACCTTTTTTGGTATAAGCAAATTTTTTCTTTCCAACTGTAGGCATAATTAAGCTTTTGTTTTAGGTTTCTTGGTTATAAATGTTGTTCCTGCTGCTCCTGGTTTTCCAACTTTTCTTTTCTTACCAGGTTTGTTTTTAGCTTCCATATTTTTTAGAAACTTCTCTACCGTAGTATTTCTAAAAAGAAAAGTGTTAGGGTCTATATTTTTTTTTGCCATTTTTATTTATTAAACATTTCATTATATAATACCTGAGCCAGGTACACTTCGTGTGGATTCTCCACACAAATATCTTTAGTCATTTCTTTGAACTGGTTTCTTTTCAGTTTCATTAGTTGCGGTTGGATACCACCGCAAGCCGTCAGCAATGTGCTTCCAATCA